ACAGGTCCCAACAAAGATGAAAGAAAGCAAATTAAGAAACTTGATAATAAAGACTATGCTGCTAGACTAGCAGCGTACGAAAAGAATATGGATCCCAAGAAACGTCAAGCACTTAGAGATAAAGCAACTAAGGGTATGAAGTTTACTCATGAAGGTAGACTTTCTGGTGCGAATGATATGCAGAGTAAACTATACGCTGCTAACAATAAGTCTGGTAAGAAGATGACTGACGATGAGATTAAGCAAGAGAAAGGTGGAAAGGAGTTTCTTGATAGACTGAAAGCAGCAAAATCAAAGATGAAAAATGAAGGTGTTGCAGACAGAGCAAGGAAAGCAGTTGATCATCAAAGAAAGGGCACTCATGGTGATGATCATGAGTTAGATTCTGAAATGAAGAAAACTCAGAAGAGTGTTGATAAACTTAATAAGGTAGGTGAAAGACTTAGAGCAGACACTGCTGCTAAGAAACTAGAGAAGAAAGTAAAGTCTGGAAAAATGTCTGAGGAATCGGCACCTATGGGTAAGTCCGATGGCAAACCTGCAAACACTAATGAGGAACACGCTTATGACAGTGCAGAAGAAAGCACAAAAGAGATCCAAAAAGAAATCTCAGAAAAAACTTTCAATGCACTTAAAGATACCCTTGTAGATAACGCATTCTCTATCTACGAAGCAACACGCTACAAGAAAGAGAAGGGTTACGACAAAGGAGGTACTAGAAAACCTGCACCCAAGGCAAAAGATGCCAAACCATCTGCACTTGATCTTGTTAAAAAGAGTATAGAGGCAAAGTATGGTAAGGGTGCCATCATGAAAACGGGTGGTAGTAAACAACAGAAAAAAGTAAAGGGTCAGAAAGATACTCGTGGTACTGGTAAGTACAAGAAAGCAGCAGATGCTAAAAAGCAAACCGCTGCTGATGCAAAGAAGAGAGGATTCAAGTCAACCCAAAACTATGTTGATACCATGGCTCGTTACGGTGGTAAAGATAACTACGACAAAGGCAAAGGTTTAGGTACTTAAGTCACATATATATGGTAGACACTATTATGGAGCTACCATGTTATCTTTTCTTATGCCACTAGCCTACAAGGTTGTAGATTCTGCAGTCGCTAAGATTCCCGAAGACGCAGAGCTTGGTGAAAAACTAATTAAAATCTGTCTTCTTATTTTAGGAAAGGCAGTTAAATTGACCAAGACTACTGCTGACGACGAACTTCTTGCGAAGGTTGCAGAAGCCATCAAAGCACGCGATTAATATATTAGACCCCTTTAGGGGGTCTATTTTTATAAATAATATTAGTTTAATACAACAGACAAGGAGTTTTTACCATGCCACTTTGGGGTGTTACTGACGCAGACGAGTCTAAGCCCAAGTGGGCTGTACAAGGCGGTGCTGTTGATCCGTCACAGGTCTTCGCTACCGAGCAAGGATGGGTCTTACGTCACTATAAAAAAGGAGACCAGACCGAATTCTGGGATGAGGTCATCGTTGCAGTTGATGGTCTCGTAGGTGCTGGATCTAGGGGAACTAATACTCTTGGAGCAGCAGATATTACTGCAGTATTCTTTGAGCAGGAAGCACTTGATCAGGGTGACACTGGAACTGTCGTTGTTATCTACAACGAGAAAGTTACTGTTACTGCTGGAGCAACACTTGCAGTCACTGGATCAACAACTGGTGCTGTAACTGCTACATATGCTAGAGGAACTACTACTAACAGAGTAGAGTTTGACTTTACTGTTCCTTCTCAGGCTGAGACACTTTCAATCGGAGCACAGACTATCTCTGGTACTATCGTAGATACCACAGGTGGTGCAACATCTGATAAGGCATTCGTTGCTGGCGATGTCATTGGAGCAGGTGGATCAGGAACTGACAAGACCTTAACTATCTCTTAATAATAAATGAAATTTGGTGAACTTAACGAGGACAACTTTGTCCTGTTCGCCATCAAAAATTATGAGAATCCTCAGAGTGTAACTCGTGAGGATTTTGACGAAGACATGAAACGCTTTAAGTATCTCAAGAGATTATTCAAGAGATACTTGCGTGGCGGTCCTCTCAGGAGTCACTTGATAATTAATCATCTCGTGATCTTATATAATGTTTTTGATGATGCGGCAACGCCACTATTATTCTATAAACTAGAAAAGGAATACTGGCCTTTACTAAAGGCATTCCTTCATTGGATGAATAGATATCCAGAACATTGGTTAGATAATCTGGAAGAAGATCCAGACATTATTGAAATCCTGCAACAAATATGAACGTCAACGAATCTCCTACAATGAGTGCTGGTACTGGTGGGTTTAGCGGATCTGCTGCTGCCACTGGTCCTGTTGCTGGTTTTGATCCTGTATTAGACTTTCGTAAGAAAGCATTTAATAGGATCAAAGATCAACCCTATGTGAAAAAATATAGGGAGGAGAGGAAGAAAAAAACTGTGAAGGAATCTACAACCTGTCCTAGAGACAGTCAGGTGCCATCCAGATTATTTCAGTATAAGGTTCGTATCCCTGAGGTAGGTGAAACTATCATCTATGCAAACAGTCCTGCTGAATTGAGACAGAAGATGCGTCTTCTAATCAACCCACGTTACAGAGGTGACGTAGAGATTGAAAGAGTATTTCCTGGTCAGGCAGCAAAATTTTATATGGATAAAAGAATGAAAGCAATGAAGAATATTCCTGAGGAAGCTGATCCTAAGGCAGCTCAGATGCAAAAGCAGATGAAGCAAAAAGAAGTTCAGCAAAAAATTGCGATGGAGAAAAAGAAGATCGCACTCAAAAAGCAGGAGATGCAGAAGTCCCTCCAGACCAAAGTAGCAGGCATGAAGAGAGCTGCTGCTGGTGGTGTAGGTCCTAAGTCTGCTACCGAAAGTTTTAGCGCCAGTGGTAATCTTGGTAAGATCAAGCAATGTGCTGATGAGAAATGCACTGGAGCAATCAAGTTTCTCAATGGAGAAGAGTTTGAAGTTACACCTGATGTTGCATCAAAGGTAATGAAAGCATATGGTTCGTTGTCTCAGAAACAGAACCAAGCAAAGTTCAGCAACGCATGTGGAGAATCACAGGACTCATTCAATCGTGTTCTAACTTTCAGTAATCCGACCGATGGCACAGGAACCCAATCTTAATACAGCAATAATTGAAAGACTTGAGAGGGTTGTTGACACTCTGCAAGATAACTCCATACAAATGGGGAAACTTCTTGCTGTCCATAATGAGAAGTTAGATAAACAAGATAAGGTTGATGAGATTCTATTTGAAAAATTAGATAGATTATCAGAAGACCTTAAAAGAGAAACTAAAGCAATCAAGATAGGATGTGAGAGAGACATCCGTCTGATTGATGACAGGTTAAGAGTCCTAGAGAAGAAGATGTGGAGCATTGCAGGAGCACTAGCAGTGATCAGTGTTCTCATTTCCCCTATTGGACAGAGAGTTTTTAAGCAGCTATTGACACCACCAGGTTCATCTGCTAGTATAAGCACATCCGAAGGTGTGCATGAATTACATAGAGACCAAGTACGTCAATCTCCTATCGGGTAGATTAGACAAGTTTGCACGGAAGAAAGAAGGTCTCTGGAATTTCAGATGCCCCTACTGTGGTGACTCTAAGAAGTACAAGAACAAGGCACGAGGATACTTCATCCGTGTAAAAACGGATCTAATATACAAGTGTCATAATTGTGGTGTCGGTAGATCCTTCTCCAATTTCCTGAAGGAACAGGCGATGGATCTCCATGACGATTACATCATGGAACGATACAAAGAAGGTCTCACAGGTAAAGGACGATACATAAAAAATCCAGAACTGGATTTCAAAACAAAGATTCCAAAAAGAGTAAAAATCCCTACAGGTCTGGAACCTATTTCATGTCTAAATAGTGATCACCCAGCTAGAGGATATCTCCTTGGAAGAGGTATTCCTGAACAGTTCTTTAGCGAACTTTTTTATGTTGATAAGTTCCAAGAGTGGGTTAATAAACAGAAACCTACCTTTGGAAATGATAAGTACGAACACGGTAGAATCATTATTCCTCTTGTCCGTGATGGTAATTGGTATGGGTTTCAAGGACGTTCCTTGGCACCTAATGATAATATGCGATACATAACTATCATCCTAGATGAAAGTCAACCAAAAATCTATGGTATTGATCGCACAGACAAGAGCAAAGTTACATACATCACTGAAGGTCCTTTTGATAGTCTCTTCCTAGACAATGCAGTAGCAATGGTAGGAGCAGATATTGAATGGTCGTTTGCTGATGATAGAGATGTTGTCTTCATTTATGATAACGAACCTAGAAACGGTGAAATTATTTCCCGTATGGAAAAGGTCATAGATAGAGGACACAAAATTGTTATATGGCCTTCCTCAGTTGAGGATAAGGACATAAACGATATGGTGCAAACTGGACATAACGTAAAAAATCTGATAGAATCAAACACATACGCTGGTTTATCCGCAAAAGTTACACTTAACAATTGGAAGCGAGTATGAGCAACGGTAATACTGTTATCAAGAGAGACGGGAGTATTACTCCTATCAATCTGAACAAAGTACACACCATGGTGGAGCATGCCTGTAGAGGTCTCGCAGGTGTCTCCGAATCACAAGTAGAAATGAATGCCAACCTACAATTTTTTGATGGCATTGAGACCAAAGACATTCAAGAAATCTTGATCCGTTCAGCAAATGATCTGATCAGTCTTGAGTCGCCAAATTATCAATACGTTGCTGCTCGTCTGTTGCTGTTTAGTCTCCGCAAAGGGGTCTACAAGCGTCATCCTGACCAGAGACCACACCTTCTGCAGCAACTACGCGATGGAATCGCCAAAGGCATCTACGACCCTTCTCTTGTGGACTTCTACACAACAGATGAATGGGATGAATTGGACTCCTATATAGATCATGACCGAGACTATTTGTTTACCTATGCAGGACTAAGGCAGGTAGTAGATAAGTATCTCGTTCAAGATCGCAGTACAGGTGAGGTCTACGAGACACCTCAGTTTATGTACATGCTGATCGCTGCTACACTATTTCGCGACTACGAAGGTAGTCGCCTAGATTATGTCCGAAAATACTACAACGCGATCTCAAAACACAAAATCAACATCCCGACGCCAGTCATGGCGGGAGTCAGAACCGCTCTTCGCCAATTTGCAAGTTGTGTTCTGGTTGATTCTGATGACACCCTCTCTAGTATCTTTACTAGCGATATGGCTATTGGCAAGTATGTCGCTCAGCGTGCAGGCATCGGTATTAACGCGGGGAGAATCCGTGGCATCAACGCTAAAATCCGTGGAGGAGAAGTTCAACACACGGGCGTCATCCCTTTTCTCAAAAAGTTTGAGGCGACTGTCAGATGTTGCACTCAGAATGGCATCCGAGGTGGAAGCGCAACAGTCCACTTCCCAATCTGGCACCAAGAAATCCAAGACATCATCGTCCTCAAAAACAACAAAGGCACCGAAGACAACCGCGTAAGAAAACTTGACTACTCTATTCAGTTAAGTAAACTGTTCTATGAACGCTTTATTTCTAATGCAGAGATCACCCTTTTCTCTCCTCACGATGTTCCTGGTTTATACGATGCTTTTGGGACTGATCAGTTTGATGATCTTTACACCCAATACGAGCAAGACGAGACCAAACCTAAGACCACTGTTGGAGCACAGAAACTCATACTAGATCTCTTAAAAGAGAGAGCAGAGACTGGTCGTATTTACTTGATGAATATTGATCATTGTAATTCACACTCATCCTTCAAGGATAAGGTGAATATGTCTAACCTCTGTCAAGAGATCACTCTACCTACTGACCCTCTTGAACACATTGATGGTGAGGGTGAGATTGCTTTGTGTATTCTTTCTGCTATCAACGTTGGTAAGATTAGAAAGAATGATGACCTTGAAGAGTTATGTGAACTTGCAGTCCGTGGACTGGAGGAACTGATTGACTATCAAGAGTATCCTGTCAAGGCAGCAGAGGTATCTACCAGAGCAAGACGTTCACTTGGTATTGGTTTCATTGGTCTTGCACATTACCTTGCTAAGAAAGGTATGTATTATAATGATCCCCAAGCATGGAAAGAAGTTCACGATCTTACTGAAGCATTCCAGTATTACCTGTTGAAAGCATCTATGAGAATTGCATCTGAGAAAGGTGCATGCGAATATTTTGATCGTACAAAATATGCAGATGGCATTCTTCCAATTGATACATATAAGAGCGAGGTAGATGAACTCGTTCCTAATGAACTGAACTATGATTGGAATTCTCTACGGGATGATATCAAGAAGTACGGACTCAGACACAGCACTTTGTCCGCACAGATGCCATCGGAGAGCAGCTCCGTTGTGTCTAACGCAACAAACGGAATTGAACCACCTAGAGACTACTTGTCCGTTAAAAAATCAAAGAAAGGACCTCTTAAGCAGATTGTTCCACAATACAATACCTTGAAAAATAACTATACTCTTCTCTGGGATATGAAGAGTAATCAAGGTTACATCAACATTGTTGCTGTGATGCAGAAATTCTTTGACCAAGCAATTTCTGGTAACTGGAGTTACAATCCAGAAAACTATCCCAAGAATGAAGTCCCTGTGTCAGAAATGGCAAAGGATCTTCTAACCACTTTCAAATATGGTTGGAAGACATCTTATTATCAGAACACATATGATGCTAAGAAAGATGGTGATGAAAACGTTGATGATTTGATCCAAACCTTACTCACCACGGAGGAAGAAGACTGTGACAGTTGCAAAGTTTGACAAGAAAGGAATGACAGTATTTAACACGAACAAAGTAGACACGACAAAGCAACCCATGTTCTTTGGACAACCTCTTGGTGTACAAAGATATGACAATTATAAGTATCCTGTATTTGATAGACTTACACAGTCACAACTAGGATACTTTTGGAGACCAGAAGAAGTATCTTTACAGAAAGATCGTTCCGACTACCAAACTTTGACACCAGAACAGAAGCACATCTTTACTTCTAACTTGAAGTATCAGATCATGCTTGATTCTGTACAAGGTCGTGGTCCTGGTATGGCATTTATTCCTTACTGTTCTCTTCCTGAACTGGAAGCATGTATGACAGTTTGGGAATTTATGGAAATGATTCACAGTCGTTCCTATACATACATTATTAAGAACGTGTATCCAGATCCATCGGAAGTCTTTGATACTATTCTTGATGACGAGAACGTCATGCAACGTGCATCATCTGTAACTGCAGCATACGATGAGTTCATTAGTGATGCTCATCAGTATGACTCAAGTCAGATGTGGAACCTTGCAAGAGAAGGTCATACCACAGGTACAATTGAACGTAAGGAAATTAAAAGACGACTGTACAGAGCAGTTGCGA